CCATTGGTAATTGTTTAGCGTCTTTGTTATCTTGAGCGTCGTCTGCTATATCCCAAGTAGCGTCATCTGGTATAGTATACGATAACGTTTCTATAAATCCTGGCGTACGCTGAAACATATCACCTATAGTAATTCGCATAAACGGCCCTGAAGGTTTAGCTCCAGCAGCGTTAAAATCTGGCATTGTATACGAGGCTAGATAATTTAATTTACGCCACATTGGAATCATTTCTGAACGAGATAAGGCAGCTGCTATAAAACTAAATGATATCGATCTCTCAAATGATGAATATAAATACGCTCCGTCTGGTCGGCCCATAATATCTATTCTATCCCAGCCTGGAGAGAATGAGTCAGATAACCCGGTTATTGTACAACGGAATGGCATTACATTATATCCTTGATCTCCATCTTCAAAAAAGAATTTAACTAAATCGTTAGCTCCGTCTGGATATACCGCTTCTGTAGCTAATCTAGATGTACCAGAGCTAATATCTAAGGCATTAACTTTATCTCCTCTAAAATTAGCAGTTTCTATTAATGCTTTTCTATTTTTGGTTCTACTAAAATCAAGACCTTTAACTAAAAATGAATTTGGTCCGGTAGGAGTTGTACGATCTACATTTGGATCTGTATTAAGTGCCCCTAAATTACCAAACCCGTATTTCTTTTCTAAGTTATTATCGTTATAATAATCTTTATTAGTGCCTGTTCCTAAAATGCCTTTGGCAGATTTTTCATCTATACCATTAGTGTCTATATCAGTACGAAAGTCTCTAAATTTTTTCCTATCAGCATCTTTAGGTATTTTATTGTAAGCTAATGTTATATATGAATTAATTCCGTCTGCTTTTACTTCTGGAAATGCTTTTTTTCTAGCTTCTGATGTTGCTAAATTTCCTTTTAATCCATTAGAGTTTGCACCAGACCCTGGAGTTTCGTCTTCTTTAACTTTTTCTGTTCTAGTACGTAAACTGTCTCGTTCATCAGTATTATCAGAACTTTGAACATCTACATTAAACTTTGTGTTTTTATTTTCGTCGTCGGCTAATTTATTAAATACGTTTGAGTCTCCTGAAGCGTATTGACGAGTAATAGTATAAACTGGTTTGAATTTATATTCAGAAGCTTTATCTAAAGAATTTTTTTCTGATTCAGGAGCTCCATCAGCATTAGATAAAAGAGTTTTTATTTTTCCATCATCTGTGGAATATAAATTTCGTTTCTTTAAATCGTCTGAATATGTAGAATTATATAAGTTTGACGGACTTAAAGGAGCAGAATACTGACTTTTAACATTATAAATTGGATCAAAATTATAATTCTTAGATCTTGATAAAGCTTCAGCTGCTGTATTAACATACCTTCTTATAACCGTGCCGCCAATTCCATATACGGATCCTGGACCACCTATTCCAGCTGCTGATAAAGTTACTATTGGAGCTCCGTTCCAACCATTAACAGTTCTTAATACATTTTGAATGTTATTAAAAAATCCTGTAGGTCCGGTTGCTGGCACAGTTGGGCCAAATAATTCTTTTTTAACTGTAATTAATCTGCTATATGGGTCTCCTACGCTAGTTGTTTGGTTAAGATTAATTACATTTTCATAACTAGCAGCTTCATTTATAAATGGAATTCCATGTCTAGTAAAATGTAATCCTAAAGGGGTGCCTGGAACTGAAAGTAACGAAGCTAAGCCAGTATGAACTTTAGTTTGCTGAACTCCTAATAAGGTGCTAGCTGCAGATTTTTCTACGTTAGGATTAGATAAACCTAATCCTATTTGCTTAACTATCCAAAGAAGTCCTTTAGGCGATGCCATCCATTTAGCGATTCGTACGGTATCATTAGCTAAACGATCTGCTACTGTAGTAATACCTCCACGAACTAATCCATCGTCAAAATTAACTAAAGCATCAACGCCCCATCTATTTGGCTTTTCATTTCCTTTTCGTTGCAGTCCTCTTAATATAAGAGGATGACGAATATATTGAAAATTAAACGCTTCATCTCGAAGATTGTATTTTTTATATACATCGTCTATAGGAGAATTTGTAGTATATGTAGCTTCTAAAAATCCTTTTTTACCAGCTGCAATTGAATATGTATTTTTTTCAGTAAACCCTGTATGCTTATTTGGTTTCCAATCGTAAAATTTAATTCCGCTTGAATCTATAAAATCAGGAAATGGCGAACCTGCCCCTAATTGATTATCTATAGAGACTATACCTTGATCAAATCGAGAATTTTTTGTAGGCAATTTAGCTGTATAAGGTTTATCAGCTAATGCCGGAGTTGAAAAATCCGAGCGAAATTTAGACAGGTCTGATTTTAAATCTATTAATGCCATTTATAAATAATTATCCGTTTGCTCCATATGCTCCGTCAATCTTCGTATTGTATGTACGTCTAACTGAAGACTGACGTTCCATCTCATCAATAACTTTGCCGCTTACGTTAATTTGCATAGGCTGATCTACTTTTGCAATTAATTCTTTCAATAAAGCGGTTACTTCAGACATTGTACCTGAACCAGCAGTGGTTGTTGTTGCTGCTGAAGATTTAGTAGAAACAGTTGCTAATGCCGGAGCTACTGTAGCTATGTCTTCTAATCCATCAGCTACATTTTCAATGTCTGGCATAGATCCTACTGCTGAAGAGAAATTATTTAAGGCATTTCCTAATGCCATAATTGCTCCAGCTACGGTAATTAATTTACCAGCATTAATTTCAGCAAATCGATTAAATTTATCTACAGGATCTTCATCAAATAACGATCCTAATGCGGCTCCAATACCACCAACTCCGGCTCCAGCGCCGAATGCAGCTAATGCTAGTCCAACTGCACCGATACCTGCTGCAGTAACTAATAATTTTGCGCCGTCAATATCTTGAAGTCGTACTACAGAATCAGTAATAGTTTCTATTACAGTAGCAATAGCTTGACCAACTTTTTCAATTATAGTTCCTATTCCATTGAAAAACGCTTCTATACCAGGGGCAGCTGCTCCTATTCCTTCACCTAAAAGTTTAAATGCGTACGCTAATCCAATCATTGCCCCTGTAAATATTACAATTCCTAAAATGATCGGACCAGCTGCTAATGCGGCCATTGGAGTAAAAAATGCAACTACCGCTTCGCCTAACGCTGTCATTATTTTAGGAAGTCTTTGTGCGGCCGAGCCTAATCCATCTAAAACAGCATTAACTATTCTAAATACTCCATTGACTAATGAACTTCCTAAATCAGCTACGGCTTTTATAGCAGTTTGTAATATACTACTAATTCCTTCAATAAATCCTTTAAGACCTTCAAGAATTTTACTTCCTTTACCACTATCGGGGGTAATAGATTCAGCGCCGCCGCCACCCATTAATCCTCCTAATAATCCGCCGCCACCGCCGCCGCCGCCCATTAATCCTTTCATTCCTCCTAAAGCTGCTTTACCCGCTTTCCAAGCTAACATCGCAGCTCCAATACCTAGAGAAATTTTAAGTATATTTCCTAAAATACTTTCTCCTTCTTTCAATCCTTCTTTAGTATCGTCTACCGGATGCATCCATCCAGTTAAAAATTCAACGCCCATTGTAAGATAATCAATGATATCTCCTACAAATCCTAAAATCATTCCTAATCCATCAACAACTGGCATTAACACTTTCCCTAACGCTTCCATCATTCGAGCCATCGAAGCTTGAAATTTAGCTGTCGCTTCTTCTTGATTTCTTTGCTCTACTAATTTTTTCAAATAGCCTTTCTGTTTGTCGTCCATGTTAGCCATAAGCGCATCTCGCTCTTTGGCATTTTTCTTCATGATTTCGTCGACTTGAGCTGTACTTAAGTTTGCATCTTTTAATTCTTGAGCTTTAGTAAGCATATCAGCCATTTCATCTTTGGTCATACCCATTGCTTCTGCCATAGCTTTCTGACCAATTGGGCCCATTTTATTAAACTCTTCTAAAGAGCCGGCTTGATGTAATAGTTCATCTTGCAATCCAGCAACGTCTCCTGCTAATGCTAATTCTCGAGCTCTATTTAAGTTCATAGATCTGCCAGTTAGAACATTAGCTTTCATTTCAGCCTCTAAACTAGATTCTACGTCTAATAATCCTTCTCCTATTTTTGCTGTTTTTTCTAACGTTAGCCCAAACAATTTACCTTGGACAACAGCTTTTTGAAGTTCTTTTGTAGTGCCTTTAAATGAAGTAAGAATGCCTTTAGGTATTTTTGACATTTCCTGTAGCATTTGTTTACCGCTAATTAATCCTTCAGCCATTTTCATAGAGCCAGCTGCTAGCGAATCTAAATCTGTACCTAATAAAGTAGCTGTATGTTGTAATCCTATAGCTTCTTCATTAGTCAATCCCATTCTTTCTCGAAGTAATGTTACGTTTTTAAGTAATCCTTCGTCAGTTGCGATTGCCATAGAACCAAACTCATTTCGTAATGCAGTCATCGAAGCTTGCATTTCTTTTCCGGTAATACCGGCCATTCCCATACTAGTAGCTAAATGATCTGCTTCTGAAGATAATCCTTTTGCCGCGTCTTTTGACACGTCTAAATCTTTAGAAAATTGCGTTACTTCTTTATCAAATTCAAAAGCTTTTGCGGCTAACCCAACAGCAATTAATAAAGGTAGTAGTGGGCCTAAAGATGCTATTAATCCTTTACCGGCCATTTGACCTTCCGTTAATTGTTTAACTAATTGGTGTTTTATCTTTTCTCCTAAAGTATCAAGACCTAAGGCTTTGGAAATTAATCCGCCACCAGGTAGCTTTTTAACAAATGCATCAACCTCTTCAAAAGGTTCAAACATTTCTTCATATTTTTCAGATAACTCCTCTGCTTTTTTAGCTGCGGCAGCTAACTGTTTAAGTTGTTCTTTTGCAGCCTCTAAAGTTTTTTTCTGATTTTTAGCTGCTTTAATTTGATGATCTAACGACTTTAATTCAAATTTTTCTTTTTTCTTATAAGCATCTAATGCGTCGTCGACTAAAGATCCTTGCTTTCGCTGTTCTTTAGTCATGTTTTTTTGACGTTCGGCTATTTGTGCTGAAAGGTCATTGTATGCAGTTTGTGCTTTATTTCTAGCTTCAATCGCATATAACAGTTCCTTTTCATTTTTTTTAATTTGTCTTTGTAATTTTTCTGCCTGGCTTAAAAATTCTGTATTTTCTTTATTTCCTTTAGTACTTTGTTTAAGGAATTCTGAAAATAATTTTTGATCTTTAGGATTTAATGATCCTGCAGGGTTTGATGATCCTTGTTTTTTAGCCATTAATAAAAATTAACTGTATTTATACTAATCCGCCAAATTTTCCTTTTAACGATTTAAATTTATTACCTGAATACTTGTATCCATGTTTTTTTGCCTCTAATTCGTCTCGTTTCATTAATTTTAAATACTTTTCAAAACGATCGTTATACATATCAATTTCATCTCTGGTAGTATTTATTTTTTGCATTAATTCTTTCCACTCTGGAGAGCCTTTTAATTTATTAACGTCTTTTTTAATTTTTGGTGATAAAAACATCATGATAATAGAGTCAATAAGACCTTCCATCATTATATGTCGATCTACTTCTTCCTTAATTATTTTTTTAAGTTCGCTTTTTTTCATACTAGTAGATTTCTTATTCGTTTAATATAAATATCAATTAAACAAATTATCTAGGCCTAATGGCCGGCTTTGCTATCCGTGTAGCTGGCTTTGAAGTTGCTTTTGTTTGCTTATGTTCAGCTTCTATAGCTTCGTTTATTTTTTTAATGTAAAATTTACGAAGCCATACAGGAAATGAATAGACAGCGTCCCAAGTGTAGCCGCCTTTTCCATAGTATACGAGATTGAAAATCTCAGTGTGTAAAACAGGTCGATAATTAGGACTTAGGCCAAAAAAAGCTCACGTCCATAGGTACCTCCATTACCTGCGATTCTCCGGTTGCATTAGAAGTAAACACAAAAGTCATATCCATATCAGGAGTGAGTTTTTTCATTTCATCTCTTAAAAAACGAGAATCAGCAGCAAATAATTCGTTATCGACAAAATTATTAATTTTTTGACGATCACGAATACCGTCAATTGAAGTAATTAAATACTTTAGACGAGTCGTTAACTCTTTATTAATACCAGTTGATTTAGTAAGTTTCAAGTTAGCTTTAATTTCAGACTGAATTTGTTTATCTAATCCGTGAGTCATTAAACGAAATGTTAATTGACGTTTAGAAGTTGGAAGAGTAATTTCAAATTCTGTTTGATTTGGAGTAATAGAATCAAAATCGTATTCTTTAGGTTGTATAGTAGTTAAATCAATAATTACTTTTTGTTTATCATCTGGAGAAAATGGGTCTGTAATTTCAACCTCATATTCTTTTCCATATCCTAAAACTCGAGCCGCAATCATAATTGCATTTTTATCTCCAACTAATAACTCGTCATAGTTAATTGGAGATACAATCAATGATTGAAACAATTTATCTAATACAACACCTTGCTTAATTAACGATGTAGAAGTTAAAATATCTTCTTCACGAGCGGTCATGTATTTCATTTCTACTTTTCCAGATGCTAAATGTGAACCAGCAGCGTAAAATACTCCACGAGATGGTAATTCAATTATTTCTGTTGGAAATTTAGATTGCTTTACTTCTGTTTGTTTATAGTTCTGTAAAGCGAGTGCTTTTAGCTGTTCATCAGAAAGATCATTCTGATTACTTTTAGGATAGTTGTCGTTAACTGTTGCCATAACAAATTTTATTTAATATAAATATGTACGTATTGAATTTTTAAAGGTCTCCCTCTTTTCCTTTGAAAAAGATATCTGCTTTATCTAATCCACTCTTATTTAACCATTTACCTAATTCGTAATTCATATTAGGTATTTTTTCAGAATCATTACCTCCTTTTTTCAAATTAGGCATAATGATTTGATCAATAAATTGCTTTTCTATTTTATCGTCTAATATAACAGACACCTCTGGGTCTAAACGAATTGCATCCCAAAATGGAGAAGATAATTGTTTAAATTCAGATCCTTTAGGATTTTTAAGTTGATCTGTAGCTACTGCTTTTCCTAAAGAAAGCATTGCCCCGGCTACGTCTTTCATTTGCGTGATGCTATCGTACGCGTCTAATCCTTTTTGAATTAAATCTAATCCTGGTAAAAGTGACATTCCAAATTTACCTAATTTAGTTAAAGACTTTTTAGCTTCGTCTTTATTCTGTTTACCTACAATAGCTTCAAATGCTTGTTTAACTTCTCCCCAAGTAGGCATATCATCAGCTTCTTGAATAAGCTGTTCTGCTATAGGTTTAAGTTTAATCATATTACTTAGGTAATACTGATTTAATTTTAGATACTATTTGAGTAAAATCTTGTTCAGTAATTCCAAAAGCTATTGCCATAGCTCCTAACACAGCAGCTTTTTGTGCTGCAGACTTTAATTCTTTAGCAGCTGCTGGATCTTCAATCATCTGAATTAATTTTGGACGAATTGAAGTAGAAACTGACTTTAAAGCCATGTTTAAATTTTTAATAACCGCAGGGTCTTCTATTTTATTTCCGTCAGGCCCGGTAGGTACTATATCAGCTTCCGAGAGAACAGCTTGAATTTCTTCTCGTATGTATTTTCTTAATTCCGCGTCTTTCATTTTAAAAAGTTGTAAAAGTGACTTCTGTGTTTTTAGGAGATAAATCAGCTATTACGTAAGATTCTAAAGATTTAATTAAATCTGTATATGGATCTGATTTAACAGTAGGATATGTTAAATTAGCTGTATCTATATTATACGGAATAACAGTTGCTTGAAGCATGTTATTATAAGGCTCGTTAGTAACGTGCACACATACATCCATTGTTAATTTTCCTTTATAAGGTAAATGAGGTACTAAACGAAATTCTGGGTCTTTGTAGTATGCTGAACCTACTTTCACCATACCAGTTGCTTTAATTGCCATGATTAAATTAATTTAATATAAATATCTAAACATGAAAAAAGGCCATATTTCTATGGCCTCTTTTAAATATATCACATCTTCTAATTTAGAATTGAAGGATAGCGTAATCGTATTTCAAAGTTAACGTAATGTTAATTGCGTCTTCTGTTGACCAATCAAAGTCACCAAAAGCGGCGTCGCCGATATAAGCTCCTTTTAAAGTCCATTCTTCAACTTTATCACCTACAGGTCCGAGTGCATTGAAAGTAATGTCTTTCTTATAAAAGTCAGAATAACCATCACGACCGGTAACTGATTCGTGAGATAAACGAACCCATTCCATTACAGCTTGAGCTGCTGAAGGAACTACTGGATCGTAAAGAGTAACTGACACGTCGTTCCAACGGCCTTTACCTTTTAATTTTCTTTCAATGTTAATGTGGTCTAACACAACGTCTCCGAAAGTGATTCCAGGACGTCCAGCTGCTTTAATTAAATAAGCAGGGATACCTTCAATATACATAATGAATCGGTTTGCAACTTTTGGTTCAAACGCGGTAAACATTATTTCGGTTGGGTCTAATAATTCAGCCATTGTTATATAAGTTTAGTATGTTTTTCTTTTAAATAAATATCGATCTTTTGTAAAATCAATTAACCTATTACACGCAAATCAGATTCGTGAAAATAAGCCAATCCTGTTTTTAATTTAACCATATAAAATTTTCCTCCAGGTGCTGCATCTTGTACAATACCTGTTTTATTATAATCAGATAATTCCGGAGAAGCTATTTTTACTTTAGCTCCTATATCCACTTTTCCTTCGGTCAGAGCTTTGCGTATTTCTTCGCTAATCAACTTTCTCAATATAGATGTATTCGTATTACCCATTATAGTTTTATTATATTAATAAATATATAGTATCGTAGAAACAAAAGAAAAGGGACTATTTCTAGCCCCTTTTTCTATATTAATTAAGCACCAGGAAATGCAGCGCCTGTCGGTAAGATGTTGAAGTCAATTATAATGAATTCAGCGGTCTTAGCAGGTTGCAAGAATATCTGACCATACATAATGTTACGATCGATGATATCCGGTGTGTTATTGGTCTCATCCATTACAACTCGGAAAGCATAAAGACCTTGACGTTGTTGTACTGATTCCAAATATGGATTTACAATGTTCAAGAATCTGTTACGAGTTTGAGCTGTATTGTTTTCAAATACCAAGTACTTAGTTGCAGAAGCGATATACTTCTTAAGCGCTATTAATAGACGACGTACGTTAATACGATCTAAAGCGGATGGTTTTGCTTGAAGTGTTTTCTGACCCCATACACAAACTCCTGTTCCAGGGAATGTAGCAATTGGGTTTACACGATTTTCATACAATTCATCACGCTCAGCGTGAGTTAAACGAGTATAAGCATCGAGTACTGAAGTTAAACCTCCACGATTTAAACCGGCAGGAGCATACCATTCAGCAGCTACTCTGTCGTTAAATGCAAGCACTCCAGGAATAACAACACTTGGTGGAACCCATACTGGCTTATTAATTCCAGCATCGAGTATTTTCACCCATGGATAGTAAGTAGCAGCGTAATTGTTATCAAAAGCTTCAACTTCTCCGGTTACTGTTGCAATGTTTGCAGTTAAACCAGCAGCGTCAAATACAAAGAAAGTGTCTCCACGATCTAAACACATATTAGCAGCGTAGTCTACAACAGCGGAGTGATATTGCTGAATAACACCTGGCATTACTAACATATTAATGTCAATCTCATCAGGGTTAGATACTGCATCAATAGCATTTTTATACACTGAATAATCTTTAGCAGTATTACTAGCTAAATCGTATCCTTGAGTATTTGTAGCTACGATATCACCGCCAACTAAAATTCTACGGTTAGGTTGAATACCATCAGCACCACCTTGGAAAGGAACAATAAACTTACGAGACTCAATTGAAGTATTGTCTGTTAAGTCGATAGATCCGGTGTAAGGAGATGCAGCTGAAGGGAAAGAAGCTCCGTTTTCTTGACTGAAGTTAGTCAATAAGAAATTAACGTTTGAGCCGGTAGTTGCATTTGTCTTTGGAGTTGGTTTTAAATAATTGATGTTGTCTGTTAAAGCAAAATCAAAGTCAAATCCAAAATGCTTACGCTTATTGTAAGTTCCGTTAACAGTCTGAGTAGCTACATAGCTAGCAGCAGTCACGTTTCCGAAAGCTGAAGGAACTGGGTTTAATAAAGCAGCAAATCCAAAAGGAACAAGCTCTACAGAATAAACACCTTTAGCTACGTTATCGTCTACTTCAACGTATACATATTTAGATTTATTTGGATAGTCTCCGTAATTTACAACTTTTCCGTTTGAGAAAATTTGATAACGGTCACCAATTACTCTAGAAATGTAACGAGAAGAGTTTGGATCTAAGTTAACATTATCAAAAGTTTCTAATATATTAGGGCGAACGTCTGAATCAGTGGTAGTAAATGGAGAACCAACAGCATTTAATTTAGTTTGATCAACTGCGCGA